GAGATTGGGGCGACTTAATATCGAAATCTACCGCTGACGGTGTAGCCATACTAGGAGCAATGTAATAAGGATTTCTTGCGTTTTCCTCTACCTTTTCCTTGATGGACATTTTTTCCTCAACCTTTTGCGGAGCTTGCTGAAGACTTTTTAATTTCTTATACGTCTTTAACCTTCTCGCATACTCATCAGGCACTTCTAAAACAGTCTCAATAAACACAGGGTCTATGGATTCAAGATTGGCTATATTTGCTTCGTTCATTACCTGATCGTAATCAGAGTATTGATTCTTAAGCCGTTGTAAATAGTTTTTCTTTTCTTCCTGTTCTCTTTCCTCTCGAATTGTTTGTTGAGCGATTACCTTAGCTTCCTTCTTAAGGTTAGCACTTACTTTTTCGAGCTTTGCTCTTAAACGCGCAGGATCTACATAGTCTTCGGCACCATCTAGAGGATCAACCTCTTTTGGTTGAAGCATTTGCTTGATCTCTTGCAATTCATTTCGCATTGCTTCCGTTTGCATTTCTGCTCGGATTCGTGCTTCTCTTTCAGCTTCTCTAGCTGCTTCCAGCTTTCGAAAGTTGATTTCTTTATCGCTTGGCGCTTCTTGAGGAATTGCCTTAGGAGGGGCGATCTCCTGATCTGTAACGCCTTCTGTCATGGATTACTCCTTTGCTGGGACGAACAGCAGCAACGTCTATCGATTATTTAACAATTCCGTTGACGTACGGTAACGTAAGTTATATGTTAAATTTAAAATTTAGATAACAAGTTTGGGAATATTATGTCAAATTATTACTTGAAAACATCAAATATCTGGGAAAATACTGAGTTTTGGAAGGAAAATAGCGAGAAAAGTTATGTGGATTGTATTCAAGGCTTAATCAAATCAAAGCCTTTTGGAGATCGTAAATTCTACATCTTTTCATTTATCAAAAGGGTGAATGATTCTAGCGGAGTTAAGAAGATGTATCATCAACCGCGTCTGACGCGTCCTGAGCCTCTTCCTGGCACTAGCTTGATGAAGGTGGACCCAAAGGACCCTGAGACTGCTACGATCATCTGGACGCTTCCTAACCAGGAAAATTTCGGTTTGTATAAATCAGGCAAAATGTTTGCCGATCAATTTGTCTTTGAATGCATTGAAAAATTCCTAAAAAATCCTAGAGAATTATTGCATCCTGATCCAGATGATCTTAATGATCAACAAGCTAGAGAAGTATATAAGGAATTAAGATTTAATCTTAGAGCCAAGAAAGCAGATGAATTGGCTCGCAGGAAATTATAGATAATGAAATAATCTGAATTTTTTCAGGAGGAATATGCATCTATTAGAATCATTTATTGGTTTAATTCTTTTGGCAGCAATGATTTATTCATCGGTAACAATCGGGATGAAAGACACTCACAAAGAAATTCAAGAGATTAAGAGAAATTTAAGCGAGATCAAAATGAGAATTGATAAAATGGAATTAAAAATTGAAAGAAATGACTCACGCGTTGATCATCTCTATCAGATTTGTATTGAGATGCTTGGCACTAAGCACAAAATTAATTAAATTTTCTTGGCGGTTTATCGGACTGTAGGCGGCCTGCACGTTTTACTGAATCCGTGTAACCGCCATCTTTTTTTCCATATTGAGCAGGAATGCCTGGACCATGATATTTCCCTACTTGCTCATTGTTGCGAGTATTATAGGGGAGAATATCTTTCTTACCCTTTGTGATCACGGGGAACCAACATTTCATTCTTTTTAGGAGGCATGGCATCAATTGAAGTAGAATTATTTAATCCTACTTTTCCAGCTTCTCCTACACCACGGTACTTCCCAACATTTTCTATGTTGCGATAATCGTATGGTTCATTAAAAAACTTAGGTTTTGTAAGTTCAGGATATTTAATTTCATTGTCCATTTTAGTGTCTAAAACCTGTTTTAGGCATATTACTAGATGTTTCTTTAACAAATTGTTCCTGATCTCCATGAACAGCTTCTTCAGTATCAGGATATTTAAATCCTTTTATTTCTCCTGCTCTGGCCATTTTTTTATGTTCTGGGTTTTCTGGGAAAAAAGCAGCGCTATCTACTTCGCCTTTTCTCATATCCATTTTCTTGTCATTCATAGGCTTCATAGTAAAGCACTCCTTGTGGGTTGATTTAATTCCATTGTATTTGGAGACTGATTATTTTTCATTAAATTTATCAAAAACTTATTTGACTCATTAGTGGTCTTTGCAACTATTTTTTCTTCAGCTTCGGTTTCTTCTTGGAGCAATCCGAGACCTTGCAATTCGGCAATTTTTTGGTTGGCCTCGAATTCACCATGTGACTGATAAAGTTCCAAAAGCTTTTGAAGAGCTTCCACTTTGTCTTTAAGAGCCAAGGCTCTGTTTCTTGTGATTTCTGAGATCCTTTCTTCAAACAAACCGATGTTTGATTCTGCGCGGCCATGACGCTCTCGTGCCGTCGCAAGATATCCGACCGAACGGGCGTGGATTTCTTGAAGCTCTGCTTCGAGCTTGCTTTGCTCGATGAGCATTTGTTGTCGCTGCATTTCGGCTTGCTCTTGCTGTTGTTGTTCAATAGCTTCAATGATTTCATTTTTACCTTGTATGGTTGCTTTAGAAATAATAAATTTGGCAGGAATAATTCCTCCTACCATCTCATTAAGTTGTCTGATTTGAATGAATTCTTGTTGCTGTTGGATTGTAGTGTTTAATCCTTCAGCCACCATTACATCGTATTTAGAAAAAGTTTTTGTAAGAAATTCAGGATTAGGTTCTTTGCCAAGAATTCGTCCAATTTTTGCCGGTGACCAATTGTTTTGAATGATTTTTTGCTCAAGTTTTCCAATCAATTTTAAAGCGGTATCCCATTGATCAAAGTACTTTTGCAGAGTAACAAGGCCAGCGCCCTGACGAAGCATAACTTCTATCCCTGTATCAGAATCACTTGCCATTCCTAAAAGTTCTTGGTTTACACCAGAAGTTCTAAAAATGAAATCAGCCAATTGATCCGCGAGCTGCATATCACTGGGAGGAACAGCGTTTGGTATAATTTTCTGGATGGCTTCTTGGATCTGATTTCCTTCCTTGATAATGATGTCTTTCCCTTGTCCGGAATAGCGTAGTTCTTCTTCATTAACAATGGCATTTTCAATCCTGTAAAAACCTGAATTCAAGCTACTTTCAGAGATATCATGGTTTAAAATGATCCTTCGGTTCAAGAGAAATTGAGAGTCTCTCATTGATCTCACTAAAGATCTTACTCTCAAATCATATTGAGCTACGTGGGGATCATAGTTCCAGTACAAAGGAACCAAGGGACATTCGTCGAATCCCAGAGGATTATAGTTTAAGTACATCATTGATTCATTGATAACGACAGCTAGCTTCCACGTAGGAACCGTAACTTCAATTACTTCGAAAAATCCAGTTTTCTCAATGAGTTCATTTAGATGCTGTTGATCTTCTAGATATTCGTAGGCAATTCCATCATTTCGGTTATAAAGCATCTTTTTTTTGCGTTTGCTTTTGTACCAAATATGACTCATCACTAAGAGATCATTACGAGCTAGATTGTAATTCTCAGGCAGAAAATAGAATTTTCCGTATCGATTTCCAAATCCTGACATCGTTCTGATAAGATCTGCCTTTTCAGGGAAATAATTGATTGCCTCTTGTTTTGAGAGATATTGTTGACACCAGATGAAATTAGCATCTGACATATCTGGTTCTCTAAAATAAGGATCAATCATGAAACTGTTATAGGACCATATCTTTAGGTCCAACGTACCATTAATTGGATCGTCAGTGAAATCCAGATAAGGTTGTGCCAATACGAGGCCAGAAATCGTCGATTGCTCATAGCCAGTTGAAAGTTTTTCAAGTATTCCACGGTAATTGTTTGCATAAGTTACTACTTTGGTTAGATCATCAGAATATTCTTGTTTGGAATTTTCTAAAGGAATGAAATTTATAGATTTACGATGTTGTCTTTGATAGCCAGTGATCATATTTACTGGCTGTTGTATTAAGTTAAATGCAAAAGTCTGAGCGTTATACTGGGGATAGAAATTAAAATATGAATTAATAAAACGTTGTTCCCCCGCATAGAACAATGTATCAATATTTCCTTGATTCCATCGTGCTTGCTCTAGGGGTTCAAACTTGCCATATAAATTATCCATCCAAACTTTGACATTTGATTCATTAGGTTCAGTGTCAGTATCCCAAGGAGGGAAATACATGGGCATAGGATATCTCTTGTTTACTCTGTGTTTTATACTCATATCATATTCAAATTATTATTTGAATATTAATTATGATCACTGCTAAAGTTAATTAAATATTTAACAGCGAGTGTCCATGGCATCCATTGCTTATCAGTTAGGCGGTTACGGCTCTATTCAGGTTCCTAATACCCCTATTGTTTCTCCTAGAGATCCCATTAGTCACCAAGATATTCTTTCTCCAACAGGTGTTCCTTATCAATTAGGACAATTTTGGGAAAATTCTACGAGTACAAGTGTTTTTCAGTTTTTAGGCGGTGGAGTTTGGGCTGAAATAAGTCAAGGAACGGGAGGACCAATCACCACTCTTACTGGCAACACTGGCGGCGCTATTTCACCAGTAGCTGGAAATATCAATATTTTAGGAGCAGGTCCTATTGCGATATCTGGAGCGGGTAACACGCTTACCGTGACAGGCAGTCCTTCTGGATTCCCCGTAACTCCTTACGTAGTAGGACCGGTCGGGCAAGCAGGATATCAGACAATTCAAACTGCTATCAATGCTGCATTTGCCGCAGGGTCTGGGATTGTTGTAGTTCAGCCAGGCACTTACACTGAAAATCTAACCCTTAGAGATGGCATTCATATAATGGGATTAACTTTCGCTGATGCCGGAGGAGGAGTAATAATTAATGGAACCCATACTCCTCCTACAACTGGAGGATTTGTATTTAGAAATGTAGCTTTAAACCATGCTACAGCAATTTTTACAAGCGTAGCTGCTGGAAGTGCACACTTAGTTATTGGCGATGCTGTTATTAACATCACTAATGGTTATACCTTTAATCTTCCAAATTGGACTGGAAAATTAGAATCGTTCGACGTTAACGCTGCTATCGGTACTGCAGATGGTTATGTAAATAATCTAGGTGGATCTGAAGTAGATATCTTCGAATGCAGCGTAGGTTCGGGTACTGCTAATCCGATGATTGTTTCAGGATTTACTCTGGCAGCAGGAGCAAATCTTTATTGCCCCGTCAATTTTTCTACTGGATCAACAGGACAATGTGACTATTCTGATTTCAATAAAGCAGTTTCATTTTTAAATAACTCAACAGGAGAATTGTCAGGTTGTAGAATTAATACAGGTGCCGTTGCAGCAATCACTATGAGCTCTTCTGCAGGTTGGACTTTAACAAATTGTACAATAGTTAGTTCAAACAATCCAGCGATTGCAGGAGCGGGAGCTGGGACTTTGACTTTGGGAGATATAACTTTCACAAGCAATTCTTCAATTGCAGGAACTTTGACCGTAGTGTGGGCAGTTACCAAATTAGGAGATACTACTGTTACAGGAGCTCTTTCTGTAACTACTACGATCACCGCAGGTACTGGCATCACTTCCACAACTGGAAATATTGTGGCTACAGCCGGCGCTGTTAACGCAGGTACAACTATTACTGCCGGAACGGGGATTACATCTACCACAGGAAATATCACGGCGACAGCAGGAGCCCTGAGTGCTGGAACAACAGTAACCGCAGGAACTGGAATTACTTCAACAACAGGCAATATCGTAGCGACTGCGGGAGCGGTAAATGCTGGCACATCTATTACTGCAACATTAGGAGCAATAACCGCTTCTAATGGAAATTTGGTGTTAGGAACAGCGGGTAACAAAATATTAAGCACAAGTGTAGGAACTACCACAACAGCAGGCGCTAACTCTTTTGGATCAGTCACTCTATCAGGCGGAACAGCTACCATTTCTACAACTGCTGTTACAGCGAGTTCATTGATATTTATTTGGAGACAGTCTATTGGAGCTACAGGAGCTGCTGCTATAGGATTACTTACTGTTGGTACAATAGTTGCATCTATGAGTTTTGATATCAATGCAGTTTTAGCTGCTAATGCTACGACTCTTGTGGCTACTGATGTATCAGTGGTGGGTTGGATGATCGTCAATTAAATTATCTCATTCGAAGAAAACAATTAATTTTTTGATCTATAATTCATAAAGTGTTATTTTTAATGGAAAGACAGAATCAAGAGGTCACATGTCAACTCAAGTATATCAATTAGGTGGTAATGGAAGTGTAGGAGTTCCAACTGCTCCAATTTTAGCTCCAAGAGATCCTGCAGCCACAGATATTGTTTCTCCTAATGGAGGAGCATATATCGTCGGTCAATTATGGAGAAATATTCTTTCTGCAAGTGTTTTCGAATTTTTAGGAGGAGGAACATGGGTAGAAATTAGCCAAGGAACAGGCGGTCCTATTACAACACTAACTGGAAATACTGGCGGAGCAATATCTCCTTCTGCTGGGAATATTAATATAGTTGGGTCAGGAACAACTAATGTTGCAGGTTCTGGAAGTACTCTTACAATTTCGGCAACAGCCGCTGGTTATCCTATTACTCCGTTTGTGGTAGGAGCTGTTGGTAAAGCAGGTTATCAAACTATTCAATCCGCAATAACAGCTGCAGTAGCGGCCGGAAGTGGAAGCGTTTACGTTCAGCCAGGCACTTACACAGAAAATTTAACTTTAGCCAATGGCATAAATATTATAGGAACAATAGAAGGAAATACTACAATTGTAGGGGTGCACACTCCTCCTGCAACTGGATCTTTCTATTTTCAAAATGTGACACTTTCTAGTGCAACACATATTTTTAATAGTGCTGTAGCTGGCTCGGCAGACTTAACAGTAGAACTGTGTTTAATAAATGTTACGAATGGATATTTATTCAATGTTGTTAACTGGACTGGAACCCTTTCATCCTTTAACTGCGGTTCAATTGGAACAAATGATGGATTTATAAATAATACTGGTGGTTCTAATGTGATATGTAATAGTTCAGATTTGGGAAATGGAACCGCAAACCAATTTATAATTTCGGGAAATGTTAATTTTAGAGATATAGAAATTCGCCCCGCTGGTACTTTTCAGGGCGTTTCTAAAGAAGTTGATATTTCTGCTTCAATATTTTTAGGAACTGTAACAACTGCAGATTCTGTTACTACTTTCTTTGGCACAAGTATCATACAACCAGCAGGATCAACAACTGCAATTTCTCACGGATCTAGTAATCCATTCTTTATCGATGAAAGTGCTATTAATTCTTCAAATGCGACAGTAATAACTGGAGCAGGTGTTGGTGCGCTTAGATTGGGGAATGTAACTTTTGATGGTAACTCTGCAATCGCTTCTACTTTGACAGTAGTTTATAATAGAGTTATAGGAAGAATATCTCCTTATGTTGTTGGTTCTTCTGGAAGTTATCAAACGATTCAGGCTGCCATAACAGCTGCGGCTGCGGCTGGTGGTGGAACAGTGTATGTACAACCAGGAACTTATTCTGAGAACCTCACATTATCCAACGGAATTAATATAGTTGGTTCCATTGATGGAAATACAACTATTACCGGTGTTCATATACCTCCAGCTTCTGGTAGTTTTTATTTTCAAAATTTAACACTAACTAGCTTAACTCACATTTTTAGCAGCGCGGTAGCAGGAACAGCAGCTCTTACCGTTGAATTATGTGTTATCAATGTTACCAACGGTTACCTTTTTAACTTACTAAATTGGACTGGGCCGCTTTTAGCATTTGATTCTGGATCAATAGGAACAAACGACGGGTTTATAAATAATACTGGAGGTTCATCGGTTGATTGCAATAGCTCTGACTTAGGAAACGGTTCTGCTAACGCATGTGTGATTTCGGGGCCAGTAAATCTCAGAGATGTTGAACTAAGACCCCCAGTAACTTTTCAAGGTTCTTCTGAAATAGATGTATCCAGTTGTATCTTTTTAGGAACAGTCACTAGCGCAGGATCAGTCACATCATTCTTAGCTACTTCTGTTTTCCAACCAAATGGTTCTACATCAGCAATATCTCATGGATCTTCAGGAATAATGAGATTAGGACAATCAATAATAAATTCTTCCAATGCGAATTCTATTGCTGGCGCCGGTGCGGGTATATTGCATATAGAGGATGTTGTTTTTGAAGATAATACTGCAATAGCGGGAACATTGACATTAGGTACAACTTCAGTATTGAAAGCCACTAATATCCAGTCATTAACAGGAGTTACAGCAACTAGCGGAAACTTTACTGCTTCTGCAGCAGGAACAGGACTTGTTCTTCCAGTGGGAACAGCATCTGGAGCAACGCCTCAAGTAGTGAATGCGCGTGTTGGTTCTGTAACTTTTACTGGAATTAGTATAGCCGCAGCAGCAGATTTAACCTTGGTGCTGACTAACTCTACAATTACTGGTGCATCCACTAGAGTCATGCTTAGTCGAGTAGGAGCTACTACTGGATCAGCTACTTCAATTAAAAGTGTAACAGCATCAGCTGGTTCGCTTTCAATTGTTGTGACAAATGGAACGGGAGCAACTACTACTACGGCAGATATTACATTCGACTTTATAGTCCTAAACTAAAGGTTTTAAATGTCTTTTAATGAACAAAAAGCAAGATTTGCTCCTCAACTAACTTATGCTACTGCAATGGGAGACGGAACATACCAAGCCTTTTCTGCTGCATTAACCAAAAATCCAGCTTTGATAATTTTTGATAACCAATCAACAGTTACTGTCACAATTTCTGATGACGGAGCCACAGATGGTAAAACATTTGTTACTGGAGAGGCGATGATTTTGGATTTGCGTACAAATAAACTTGAGCCTCCTGGAGAGTTAACTTTTCCTGTAGGAACTCAGTTCTATGCAAAAAGTATTGCAGGTAGTGGATCTTTCTTAATTTCACTGGTATATGCTGCATGAGTCAAATATTTAGACCGCAAACGGGGGGAACTCCGGTTATTCCTCCTGATGTACCTGAAGTTTTCGTAACGGATGTTAATAGCCCCGCTATCCCTGTTGGCAATTCTCTGAACGTGTTTGGAGGACAAACTTCTGATAATAATTTATTGGGAATTCAAACTGACGGTGGAACAGGTAGTGATACATTAACTATTCAATTAACGAATAGATTGCAGGGAGGTGCTTCTACAAACGATGGTTCGACTCATACTATAATCACTTTTGCTCTGGGAGCTTCTCCAGCAGTTTTTACTCTAGATGGTTTTGTAAATGGATATAATACTACTGCCGTAGCAGGAGCTGGATATTTCTTCTCTGCAGCCGTTAGAACAGATGGTGCTACAGCTACAGATTTAGGGAATGAATTTACATCAGTTTTTCAAGAGGCAGGAATGAACGCCGCTTCCGTTACTATTGGAGTTTCAGGAAATAATTTGATTATTCAAGTCACCGGTATTGCGGGTCAAATAATTTCTTGGCTTGCCCAAGCAACTTATTCGAGGAATATATAATGCCAGGTTTCAATACAATTACCGGCGATGAGTCCATAATGTTCGCAGACAACGCCTCTTTTGACGGAACTCAAAGAGGCGGAAAAATGATCACAAACGGTCAATTATGGATAGGAGCTACTGCTTCTCCTCACGTCAAACTAGGATCACTTACTTCTCCATTAGGCACAATAACTATTGGTTATTCTTCTCCTAACATTACATTAGATTTAGCGGGCGGAAGCAGCGCTATAGATAGTGTTGCAGTCGATGCTTCTACCGCCCCTGGCTCGAATCCCGTTGTTCCTACAGGAGATGGTTTAATAACCGTAACAGGTGGTCAAGTAGCTAGTGGTGTCGTAGGCACTCACGTTATTCGAACTGATTCTTTAGCTGCCAATACTTATACCATAGAGATTCAAAGGTCAACTGCAATTGGAGTGTCAACCGTTGCTGATAATGGAGTCAGCCACTTTAATTCTGGCCAATTCACTGTTGATGCCAATGGTTTTGTTTCAATAATAGGAGGGACCGCTTCTACTAACTTTACTGTTGATGCGAGTACGGCTCCGGGAACCAATCCTGTCTTACCGAATGGATCCGGTAATGTAATTGTAACTGGCGCCCAAGTAGCTGCAGGAGTTGTAGGTACTAATGTCATTCGCACTGATTCAGTTGCTGCTAGCGAATTTACAATTGAGATACAAAGATCTCAGGCAGTGGCTAGTACAACAATTGCAGACAACGGAGTTTGTCATTTTAATTCAGCACAATTTACTGTCGATGCTAATGGATTTGTAGCAATAAATGGAACTGGAGTCGGAGAAACGATCACTGGACAATCAGGAGGAGCGCTTTCTCCTACTGCAGGTAATTGGAATATTTTTGGAGCTTCAACTGCAGCTGGAACTTCTCCAGTTGTTACATCAGGTGCCGTAAGTACGCTTACCGTCAATGTGCAAAAATCACAAGCAATCGCTGCTACAGATGCAACTAAAGTTGGATTATCGGTTTTCAATTCTGGACAATTCTCAGTAGATGCTAACGGATTCGTTTCTCTTGCGGGTGGAGGACAAGCCATAGACAGCGTTCAAGTTGATGCGGCCACAGCCCCTGGAACAAATCCTGTTATTCCAACGGCTGCTGGACTAATCATTGTAACTGGTGGCCAGGTCGCAGCTGGAACTGTCGGAGCGAATGTAATCAGAACTGATTCTTTAGCTGCTAACACCTACACCGTAGAAATACAAAGATCTACGACAAATGCTACAACTGATTCCACTAAGAATGGTGTTTCTCATTTCAACTCTACTCAATTCACTGTAGATTCAAATGGTTTTGTAAGCTCTTTAGGAGTGGGATTTGTATGGATTGATCAAGCAACCAGCATAACTCTAGCAGTTAATACAGGATATTTTGTAACAGCTGCTACAACTCAAACTCTACCAGCGTCTCCAGTTCAAGGAACGGTTGTAAAGATTGTGGCTGATACCTCGGGTGCCGTTGTTGTTACAGCAAATACAGGACAAAAAATCAGGCTAGGTAATCTGATTTCATCTACAGCTGGAACTATGACAAGTACTCTTCAAGGGGACTGTATGGAATTAGTTTACCGCTCTTCTTCTTCAACTTGGATATCAATTGCAAATAATGGAGTATGGCAAGCTGCTTAAAGGAAAAATATGACTTTTACACATGCATTATCAACCAATAATTATGGACCAGAAAAATTTATCGTTTCTGCAAATGCTTATGAGGGGACTCATACTACTATTGCTTCTGCTTTAACTGCTGCTGCTAGCGGCGATACAATTTTTGTGCGTCCCGGTACTTACACAGAAAATTTAACTCTGAAAGCAGGGGTTAATATTGTTGCTAACGAAGTTGATGGTATGACGCCTAATGTCAATATAATCGGAAAAGCTACCTTTACTGCGGCCGGAACTACTTCATTGAGCGGTGTGCAACTACAAACAAATTCTGATTTTGCGTTAGCTGTAACAGGATCAGCTGCTTCTATTGTTAACTTATACAATTGTTTCTTAAACTTTAGCAACAACACAGGTATTTCTTTCACAAGTTCCAGTGCCTCTTCACAGATTATTGTTTGGGATTGTAGAGGAAATTTAGGTACCACAGGCATCGGTTATTTTGCTCATTCAGGAGCCGGAGCTATTACCTTTTTGTCCTGTAATTTTGGGAATAGTGGAGGAAGTTCTACTGCAAATACAATCTCTGGAAGCGGCTCTTTTAATATTGAAACTTGTTATCTACCCTCTCCTTTATCCTATTCATCAACAAGTTTAGGGTCTCAAAGATATTCCACAATTGATACATCTGGACAGAATGTTACTGCTATGACAGTCAATATCTCAGGAGCACTTAATAGTGACTTTTGTAAGTATACTTCAGGATCTGCTACTCCTGTTGTAGTAACAGCCGGAACTTTATCAATTAGAAATGCAACATTGGAATCCTCTAACGCCACCAATGTTAGCGGCGCTGGCACAATGAATTATTCCAACCTGACTTTCGCTAACACAAATCAGGCTTTAACTGTAACAACACCATTCCCTTATAGCGGGACTTCAACAAGTTGGGTTCTTATCTCAACCCAAACAGCAAGTAACGTTGCAACTATTTCCTTTACTGATATGGTTTCAAAAGGATCATTCAAAAGCTATGTTTTAGTACTTGAGAATGTGGTACCGGCGACTAACTCAGTGACTCCTACGTTGAAAGTCTCAAGTAATGGAGGTAGCTCTTACATTGCTACTGGTTACAGCTCTACAGCGGTTATTCTTTCAGCAGGAGGAGTTGATGGAACAAATAATACAACTACTTCATTTACTTTCACTAAGGCTGCTGACTTAAATAATACAGCTGCAAAAGGCCTTTCAGGAACTTTTTTCTTGGTGGATGTTAATTCCGGAGTAACTCCTTCTTTTTATGGAGAAGGAACCTATTGGTCTACTCAATATAATGCTACCGTTGGCTCTGTTCCAGTCTGTGTAGGAGCAAACGGTCCAGCTGCTACTACAGTTAACGCACTTCAGTTTGCTATGAGTAGTGGTAATGTTTCTACCGGAATCTTTTCACTTTATGGGATCCTCTCTTAAGAAAAACTTGTTGTGGAAATCTCCATCATCTCTTAATCTCTTACTTTATGGCCGCTGGGATATCGGCCTAAAGACTGTGGAGCTGCCTGGGTTACTGGGAGCTATGAAACAGTAATCCTTCGCCTTTAGGCGACGGAAGTTCAACTGGGAGGATAACGTGAAAAAATACATGTTTTTATGCTTTTCGTTTTTGGTTTGCTCAATGGGAGTGGCTCAAAATTCAGTAGTTTCATTGCCAGAATTGAAGATGAATTTTGAAACCAAAATGAAATTCGCTAGATTTGATAAAGAAAATCTCTATAAAATAGAGAATTCTTTCAAAAGTTATGGAGAAAATGATTCGAGTTGGTATGACGGGAATCTTAAATTTTCCATCGCTAATCCAAGTACTTCATTAAAACATACCACAGTATCACTTGAGAAATTGCTAATCGGCAATAGGTTCTATGAAAATGGTTCAACGATTGTTGATGTTCAAATTGGAAAATGCAAAATGGATGACATTTTTGATTCCAAGCTTCAATTTAACAGCAACTTAAATGGAATCGTCATGAACTGCAAATACAAGTGTTTAGACTTAAATATCTCTGAATTTGTGATAGATTCATTGCGAAGTCACTATGGATCGATAGGACAAATTTCTTATAGTTTTTCAAACAAATTGCCAGCAAAGATTACTTATTCCCTGACTGATTGGCATCATGATAGTGAGTATGTTATCTCTCAATTAGGAATGATATACACTCTAAATAATTTTTGTTATCCGGTTGATATTTATGGGGCTTTGTTGAAAAATCATCAACATACTAGTCATGCTAACGGTTGCTATGCCGGGATAAAAATAGGCAATATCAAGCAAGCATTTGATTGGATTGTAGATTTCAACTATCAATATGCTGGAGTCAATGCTATTGCCGATTTCGATTACAATGGCATAGGAGTTGGATCCGGAGTCAATCTCAAAGCCACCTTAGCGTTGACTGATTTTTTCTCAGTCGAGACTAAATTTGCCTTTGGCGACACTGAAAGAATAGAAGTTTCAGGAATCTATAAGTGGTAAATTTTACTGCAAAGGTGGATTAGATTGATCCCCTTTGCAGATATTTTTATTATAGATCCTGATTTCCTCATCTAGATCCGCCAATTGTTTAATTAAAAACGAAAGGAGCATACATTGACTCTTCAGAACCGATTCGTGTCTTTGGTAAAAGATTTCTAATCTTCTCTCTATTTCTTTTTCTTTGCTCTCTTGAAATTCCTCTGGCTGACTCATGCTTAATTCCATTTTTTTCTAAAATTTCATGGATTATTTCGTCTAAATAATGCAGTAAATGAATCGTAACATTAAAATTCGAATGTTCCTTTTCCATTTCTCTATCAATGGCTTCCATAATTTCATAGTAAATTTTATAACTATTTCTATTAGATGTACATTTAGGATAATTAAATTCGCTTGGTTGCGTAACATAAGACCAATGGTTGCAAACATCACAGATATCCATATGGTCCATTCTTAATTCTCTTGTTTTTGGTACTTCTCCTCCATTTTCTAATGCACAAAAAGAGCAAATCCACGTCGGATAGTTTCCGTTTTCTTCCATAAATTATCATTCCTTTAGTTAAAATTTTTTATTGAGCAAAGATGATTCTGAAGATTATTCATCTTAATATTTATTTCATCTTTCCATTTTCTCATTTCATTTTCAAAAATTCGGGCGTCTGCTCGAGTCTCTTGTCTTATCCACAAAAATAATCCAAAATTCCCTCCAACAATAGTTAGAACCTGTAGCCAATCCATACTTTCCTTAAATTAACGCGATCTTATAACATTCGATAGGATTTTTCCTATAATTTTCTAATGGTATTCCTTCAAGTTCTGGGATGCTTGCGTAATCCACATTACCCTTTCTAACAAACTTAGATATTTTTATTCCAGAACCCTTTGAGTTTCTGGCACCTGACATAGCAATTAGGGTTTCTCTAATCTCTTTTTCCTTAGACTCTAATTCTTTTAATTTGTAGTCCAGCGATTTCCATTGATTAGCAGCTGTTTGCCAAAGCTCATCTGTTCTTTCAACATAATCTCTATCAGTCATTTTAGGAGCTGTCCATGATTGCATACATTCCCAAAATTCCTCTTCATTTTGCAACATTTTCTTGATATATTTATCATCACGAAAAACCTTAACCAACGTCCCTCGTGTTCCGTCGAAAGAAAAATAATAAACCATGTCCAATTCACAAACCTCAAGTTGATGTTGCAGCTGAGGAATATACTTTTCTGGAACTTGACCAGATAACGCAATTGAGTGATCTTCTCTATTGGGGCATTTTATCTCAGCAATGTACTTACCCTCCGGATCAATGCCATCCAAAGAAGCCATCATATAGGAGATCGAGTTATGGAACTTCACCTGCGGCAAAAAAAAATGGCCAGTTATCTTCTCCAGTTCAAGACGCGCTGTTTCTTCTAGCGCATGACCCCTTTGCATCGACGTGTTGGTGGGAGTATTGGGCGAAAGACCTAATTTTTCTTCCCAAAGCCGGTAAGGGGTTGAATAAGGAGATACATTCATTATGACTGGCGCATCGCTGGCGCCAATCTTGTTCTTTCTCATCTCTAACCAATTCTGAGTATTTTGATTATATGTTGATTGCATCTTGTTCCTCGTCGTCAGTCACATTTCTGAGACTTACCTGATATTCTTCATGTTTAAGAATAGCAGCTTTCCTAATCCTTTCGAAAAGATTCGCTGGAATTTGCTCTATGCATTCAACATTGAAAGAAGATTTCTTCAGGTGAGACATCACTTGAGAACAATACGCAGGATCGCATCCATCGAATATCTCTTTAAGCTCATCAGCCTGATCTTGAGTGATCACGTCAGCTACAACTTCAATAACCTTTTCTTCTTTAAGGGAAGAAAATTGGTTGCTTGAGATCTCTTTAAGCTCATCAAATGTATATCCAGCTCCACGGATAACATCAGGAAACAGTTGACGTGCCAAGAAAGACATTGCACGATTGTACAACATTGTTCCTGGATACTTTTCGTACATGTTCTTAGCAAGTCCCGCTCTCTTGGCATCATCCATCGAAAATGAAATGGTCCATGTGTCCCCATTATCACCACGACGACCATGTAAAATACAGATATCGTTGCTGCTTTTAGGATCTTTAGTAATGCTATGTCCGCGCTGACGTATTAAAGCTGCCATAGATTCCGCTGGCATGCCTACTTTACCTTGGACATAGTAAAGACCCCCATTAAGGGCTTCGATTGAATCCATGCCCAAAGAACGGGCTTTTGAGATGATTGCAAAAATGCCTTCATTACCCATCTTTGCATAATGAGGAGTTTTAAGAAGAGCTTGGCACATTTTATGAGTGCTTTCCACTTCCATTAATTGACGATTCATTTCATCTCCTGAATGTTGTGTTTGTAAAGTCATCTTAGTACCTTCCTTGTTATTGTGGGGTCATTTTCTGGTAAATATAATCCAACATGAAAACAAATTTCTGCCAGCGATCTCTCAAAGTTATCAATACTGAATTTATCTGTGGAATAGCATTGCTCCAACAGGTACTGTAACCAGTACTTGATCTCCTTAATCTTTTTCTCTTTATCTCCACAGTCAAAACACTCTTTTTCTGAATATGGTTCTTCTAAATACATATACATTTTTGGCTCCTGGTAGTGTACTTATTTTTTAAACTAATGTTTTTTAGTTTTGTTTTCTACAATCTTTACTCGGGGATGCTTAAAGATATCCCTAACATCACCGCCGAAATAATCGGATTTACACATGCAATTTTATTATCTTTGTGCTTCAACATCTCAATGGTTCCCTTATAAATAAGGATGCTACCCATTGAATCTGAAGGAATTTGCTCAGAATATTCTTCTATTAGCTTGATCACTTTCTTTTCGAATTCACCTATTGTCTTATACATTTATCGCCTTAATTATTTGGTTCTTCAGAAGCTACAACTCGATGCTTAGTCAGCAATTGCGAGGAGACTTTCTGTCTTGCTATCAAATGTACCAAATGGATGAATTAAACACAACAATAACTGCATGATTGCCCAAAAACCAATAAGCGTATAACATGTCTGTACGCGGAGGTGAAAATTATGGATTTAAGAGAATACGTTTTCAGAAAAAGAACGACCTATGATGAATTGTGTAAAAAAGTTGGATGTTCAAGAAATCATCTAAACAGAGTAGGGACTGGTGGGAAAATTCCTAGCCTTGTTTTAGCAAAAGTTATTGAAATGGTTACCGAGGGAGAAGTCACAGTTGCAGAACTGTTAAATCCTAATAAAGAAGACAATAAGTAATTTTTTTTGTCTTGTGCAGAAAGCATCCAAAAAGATAATTTATCAAAAAAAACGACCGAAGCGGAGCCATCCACTTCGGTCTGAGGTACACTAAAAAACTGATTGAGCTCCAGCTTCCACACCGCTCAATCCAAAACCAATAACGTTTTGAAAGGGATTTTTTATAAAACCCCTTTGTTGACCACGGCATCTTCATCAAAAGAGCCGTGTATTTGAAAATGAGGTATGCAACCCCCCCATTTTTGTTTGTTCAGTCTAAGTCATAAGCAGAGACTAAACGTTTGAAATTATAAGGCTCGAATGAATTTAATTAAACAGAAAAAAACTAAGACTGAAAATAAAAAAACCCTTTATGCCTTTCAGCATAAAGGGCCTCATTATTAGGAAATAATGATTACCGACTTTTTCTTTACGTAGAGGCGGCTATGTTGTAACCGTATCTACAAAAGAGAATATGAATCCAGAAATTTAAATGGAAGAAAAAAAACAAAAAATGAAAAATTTCCCGTTCCTACAATTGAATAAGTTAGCCGGGATGTCGGAAACATTATTTGAAAAACAAGATTTACAAATTTCTTAACGAATTATTGAAAATAGGATTATTGAAATATGAAAAATGAAGAAAGAAAAGTTGGGGGATCATCAACTCCCCCAACAACTACACACTGCGAACTAGATGACCTAGATGGCCTAGATCGTAGTAAATCAGATGATTTTGCGCAAGCAACAATTGAAAGATGCCCGCATGATGGAGAAAATCCTTTTGCCCAAATTAGTAGGGATCTCATAAGAAATAAGACAATCAGTTTGGAATGCAGGATGCTTATTATTTACCTCCTGAGCATGTCCGATAAATGGAAAATCAAAATGACTCATTTGGTTAAAGAGTTTAAGGATCAGTGTGGTAAGCACAAAGTTTATGAATTAATGAACGAGGCTATTGAAGCTGGGTATGTCCGAAGAGAAGTGGGTAAAACTGGTAATCTTAGAAGTTTTGTTAAATACTATCTCTCTGAATATCAGCAGTTCAAAAAATCTTTCCGACATCCCGGTTTTCGGGATCCCGAACTTCGGCGTCCCGAAAATGAGGACGCTAAAGAAGTAACAATAGATAAGAATAAACAAATGAAGAAAGAACTTATGTCGGACCCTCCTGCGTCGGGCCGACTCGCGCACCTTTTTTTCAATACACTTCAGAATATCAATCCAACCCAGAAACTTCCAAACTTTGACAAGTGGGCTAAGGAGTTTGACAAGATGATGCGTATCGATGGGCGAACCGAAGAGGGGATTACTGCAGTGATCAAACACATGGTCCATCTTCACAAGACCACAGTTACGGGGTATACCTGGTTTACTTGGGTTCAGTCTCCCGAAAAGCTCAGGGAGAAATACGATAAGCTTTCGGTGGAGATGAATACTAAGTCGATTATTAAAGTAAATTCTCCCGAAAATGATGAAAAATTAGCAGAGAAAGTTTTGCGTAAGTTCTCTAATATAAAAGGCATAACAGTAGGTTATAACTACATTGAATTTGATAATGGTACCAATGCTATCCCTACACACTTGGAGTTTGGAAGCAAAGATTTTACGCCGAATGTTTTAAAAGAAGTTAGAAAAAGAAATTTACCAACGGATGGATTATGAAATTTATAAAGTACCTAGATGAAAAAAATGACGTTCTGAGATTCATACCGCTTACCTCAGTGCTAGAGCTAAGGAAATGGGTTCTGGAGGATGATTTGTTTGAATATAAAATCTACCTAACTGACGAAGAAGTTTTCGTAGTGACCTGCAATTCAGATTTTTGCGTTGCATTTGAAGCGTGGCTGGAGGGTATTCCTGTCAGAGACTGTACTCATGAAATGCCTTATGTTTCTTCTCTGTTTTATATAAACAAATATATTAAAATAAATGAATAGATTTGTGAACTTAATTATGTAATAGGAGTAACTTATGAATAAACTAGAAAGTTCAAAAGAAAAGATAGAAACATTAAAGAAGTTGAATCATACGTTTAACTTTCCGAATTTCGTCAGAGAACTTAGGTTGGCGCTTGGGGTGACTCGCAAAGTTATGTCCCAAGACTTAAAGATGTGCTACATCAAGCTTTACTATATCGAAAATGGGTCAGGAACCTACATCATTGAGGACAGATTCATAGAAAAGATTGCCAATTACTTTGGCATTCCATTTTCTGTGATGAAGGCCAAAGCCGAAAAATATTATCCCAGAAATAGAAAGGAGGGAGAACCATGCAATTCATAAAACTTTGCCAATACAACTCAGAGAGATTGATCCCTATATCCAGGATTTTAGAAATAAAATGTGTTAAGAGTCCACCTATGTCGAGAAACAGAATGGAGTTGAACCACAAGATAGAATTTTCGGTGGATACTAGGAGCCCGATAGATGAGCCTTTTGAAAGTATAGCCTTCTGTTGCTGTGAGATGGATTGGTCGGCTTTTACTTCCTGGCTTAGTCATGGAAACACAGAAGTTCATTCTATGGACGTAAATATTATTTAAAAAGGAGCAGAGATATGGAAATTGATTACAGAGAAACCAAAGAGGTTGAAGAGTTTGCAAATAAATGTAACTTTTATTTTGATAAATTTATGGTGCCTTTTCATGCCTTAATGGATTCTTTCAGAAATGACATTAAGCATGATTTTCCCGAAGACGCACCGGTTCACGAAGTGAAGCGAGTAATGTTCGAGGTGATGTTCAATCTATCAGTCAGCAACATAGTTAATTGCCTGATGAACATTTCGAAAGATCACAGGCTTCCGATTTTGGACAATTGTGTAGTTAACATCAAAGAGCATTTGGTGATTGCAGAAAGCAAAGAGGAGCCAAACCGAGAAGAAGACGAAAGGACAGAATGAAAATAACAATTGAAGGAGCTCCATTGCCGAAAAGCAGACATAAGTGTGGCTGCCGTGGTGGTCGTCCAATTGTCTACGATCCTCAGATCAAAGATCAAATGGAAGACGTTCGAAAGAGAATGCTAGAGGCTTGGAATGGGGCTTGGGAGAGTGAAAATGCTGAAATCGTCAAGGAGGCATCTAATTTGACCAAGGCTCAATCTTTTGAGGTGGGGTATACGTTCCTATTCCCTACCAATAAAAGTGAAGCTACAAGCAAAAAGAACGCTAAATTATGGGGTTTTCAATCGCATAATAGTAAACCGGATTTGGATAACCTTGAAAAGTTATATTCGGATTGTGGAAAAGGGATATTTTGGCAAGACGATAGCCAGATATCAATTTGCCACTCAAAAAAGTTATATTCAGAAAATCCTAGAACGGAAATAGAAATTATGGTTAAAGAAGGTTTGAAATTAGATCCGAATGTTGAAGCTGTATTTTTGGTTTTTGATCCAGAAAAGCTTCAAGCATTCCAAGAAGACTTATATAAATTCCTAGAGAATTGCCCTGCACTCTATGATTTGCGAGGAGAATCTTCATTGTTTGACGACAGAGATAAAAAAGATAATTTTAAAACGCTAGCTAACTTACTTACACAGTTTGCTGGCAAATACGCAAGCGATCTCAAGAAGATACAAAATATTAAAATACAGGATTCTGATGAACAAGAGGTTATCAAGGCAATTGAAGAGGGAAAATTTAATATTTAAATTTATGTCAAAAAAAGAGTTAGCTGCAATTATGACTGTAAGTCTTGTATTAACCGTTTGGTTTTTTTGGCTCGTATGTATGCTTCAAGGAATTATGTTATGAAAACGGTGGAATCTCATTTTTTGGCAGTATATATGGCGTCTTCGGCTGCATGTGATCTCTTAGAGTTATTGCCAGATGCAGATTTGGTAGTGGATCTAGAAGAAATATTACAATCCCAATTAGATATTTTCTCCCATATGGTTGAGGAGAAACATTATGGAACAAACAATCTAACCGATTTTATTTCTCATACGCAAGAGATTAAAAGACAGGCCTTAAGGTTAAAAGGGGGTTATTGTTGAAACAAAGAGTCATAGAGTTTAGAGAGAAGTTTTATTTTGAGTTAGTGCGTTCGATTAATTGCTTCTTTAGAGAACAAGAAGGAGAGCTTTTAGGAATGCACATTATACCGTCTTTGGGTCCTGAAGGTTCGATTACGGCAATTGTAGTTTATACACCATTTGAAAAAGAGGAAACGAGAATGAAAGAGAGTAAAGGAAAAAAGAAAGTAGAGAAAGTGATGCATGAATTCAAAGAAGGAGAATTGCATTCCGGTTCTAAAAAAGGACCTGAAGTAAAGAACCCAAAACAAGCGATTGCAATTGCATTGTCAGAAGCTAGGAAATCAGGAGCTAAAATACCTAAAAAAGGCAAAAAATAATGGTTATAAAAATTAGAGAGAAGATGATTAATTTTAACGATTCATATGAGTCGATTAATTTTATAGAGGAATTCCCGGAATGGCAAAGCAAGAATCCAAGTCGAAAGGACTTAGAAATCGCTGATCAGTTCTCTTTATTTTTCCAGCATTATGCCGTTGAGAGAACTACTTTCGAATTGCAGTGTGATTTATCTTATCAAATCTTTCAACTTCAACAATGTGTTGAAGGAATATTGGAAGAAATGGAGGCTATATGATTTTGAGATCAGTGATTGTTGTCTTTCTAATCCTGACTTGGATGGAAATTAAAGACATGAATTCTAAAATGTTTAATTATAAGGCATTATATGAAAAAACCGGTTTGCAAGTCGGATGTAGCCTACATGTTAGGTAAGGCAGCTCAGTACTGTGACAGCATCAGAGATATATTCGATGCTCTTGATAAGAATTTAGACGATATGGAAAGAGCTATATCGTTTATTGAGAATGAAATAGATAAAGAAATAGACAATTTAAAAGGACAAAAGTGATGGATAAAATTATCAAGAAAGATAAAAAAAAGATTGAGGTCATGATGGACGATCTCGTAAAGAAAGACATTCCTCGTGATAAAAAGATCGAGAAATGTGATAAAGAAATGAAGATGAAAAAGAAGAAGAAATGAATCATCAGTATTGGGAAGGCGTGTACTCTAAGTTTCATCAATGGCAAAGCATTCAACAGTTAATGTATTTGCTTTTCAAGAAATAGGGCAGCTGGTAAATAAATAATTTAAAACCTATTTTGAGAGAAACATATGGAAAAACAAAAACATGCTGGTGGTCGTCCTAGAGAATTTACACAAGAAGTTCTGGACGATCTTGCTGAAAATCTGCGGGAATGGGTGAGATTCCATGCCAAAAACAAGAAATTCGGAATGCTGAGAGATTGGTGCTTTGATAATGATTTTAATGTTAAATACTTTAAAAGATATTGCGAGCAGAATGAAAACTTCAAAGATGCGTACGAATACGCAAAATCTTGGCAAGAACATATTGTCTGTAGACAAGCACTTACAGGAGCCTTAAATGCAAGATTCGCTCAATTCTTTTTGGGATGTTGTCATAAGTGGAGGAGCAAAGAGGTCGAAGATTCTCGCTATGAGCTTCTTGGCAACGATTATGGTAGATTTCTTGATCATATGGATAAATTAAAGCATAAAGTCGAGAGTTCTGAAGAAGAAGATGATGATTGATGGAAGAATGGAAGATGGGGATCGTTTTTATTGTAATACTTGTAACATTGGCTTTGCTGGGTTCTTTCTCTAATGATTAAAGACTTCTCGAAAAAACAACTTGAGTTTTTTAACGATTCGGATGCAAGGTTAAATATTGCTGTAGGAGCAGTAAGGTCGGGCAAGTCCCACGTCACTATCCATAGATTCATGAAAGAGCTGTTTCGTTCTGGGCCCGATGGGAGATATCTTATTACGGGTAAGTCAGAAAGAACCGTTTTAATGAACATTATAGAACCAATGCAGGAGTTTACAGGTGGTCTCATTAGATATAACCGTGGGATGGGAGAATTCACACTATTTGGCAAGAAGGTGTATGTTGTCGGTGCAAATGACGAGCGAGCCGAGGGAAAGATTCGGGGAGCGACATTTGCGGGAGCACTCGTGGACGAAATTACCATCTTACCGGAATCTTTCTTCCGTATGTTGCTTTCACGTTTGTCAATCGAAGGAGCGAAGTTATTTGGCGGAACTAACCCAGATAGTCCGATGCATTGGCTTAAGACAGATTTTCTCGATAAATTTGAAGACGATCCAAGAGCCTTAAAACATTTTAAGTTCAATCTCGATGATAATCCTACGCTTACTGAGAATTTCAAAAACTCTCTCAAAAAGGAATATCAGGGACTTTGGCATAAGCGGTTCATTCTTGGAGATTGGGTCTTAGCAGAAGGCGCTATTTATGACTTCTTCGATACTTCTCTCCATGTTGTAAATAATCCTCCAACCTATGCTAAACATTATTTTCTCGGTGTTGATTACGGGACATCGAATGCATTTGCTGCAGTCCTGGTTGGTTATAACGATGATCATAAACCAACTCTTTGGGTAGAAAAAGAATACTATTGGGATTCCAAATCAATGGGTTATCAGAAAACTGATGCTGAATATGCCCTTGATCTTCAAAGAGAATTCGGTGGTTATCCTATAAGATTGCTCTATTTAGATCCCTCAGCTGCGAGCTTCCAAACAGAACTGCGTAGAGGGAAATTCCCAGTCAAGCAAGCAAATAATGACGTGATCGATGGAATTAGATGTGTCTCTACTCTTCTTTCACAAGGAAATCTTGTTGTCTGTAAGAACTGCGTTAATCTAATCAAAGAAATCGAGGGTTATGTTTGGGATGACAATGCGGTACGACGCGGAGAAGACAAGCCTGTCAAACAAAGAGACCATGCGGTAGATGCCATGAGATACGTAATATATTCCCATTTTGGGAATAAAACTTCTCTTAAAGAAACTAGCTATAAGGAATCTCATCAAGCTAGTCAGCAAAAGGCTTATCAGCAGAATCCAATGGCATATCCCGGTTATACCAACTCGAATGGTTGGCAGAAATATTAGCCGTGTCATAGACTTTCTGAATGAATGCATCTCCGTATTTTTCATATTCTTTGCGAGAATTCAGTAGCCTTTCTAATACTTCTTTAACTTTTCCAATGCTTTTTCCATTTATATATAGATTATCTTCGCACTCTGTCAAATTCATCTTCTTCCCTTACTTTTGCAGACCAAGAATATATTCCATGCTCGCCTTTTGAATCATAAGTCCACTCATGTTCGCCAGCATAAATGAGCTCTTTTACTACTAGAGCTCTTACTCGTTGACCAATTTCGGGCAATTTAATTTTTACGTCAACCCATTCTTCATCCATATCTTTGTCTCCCCAAGTTTACTTCACCATATTGGGAGCAAAGATAAATTGCTAACGATAAATTAAAATTATTGTTTTGGTTGAAAGCAACTTAGAAAATATTTAGAATCAGATCTCAACAATAGAAAAGGACTAGAAAATGAGTCAGCCTCATAATAATATAATTTTTAGAATCCGATCAGCTGTCTACATTATAGGAATAATCACTTGTGCTTATGCAGAATATATTCATAGTAGTGAAATAGAAAATGTACGGTGTGAAAATTCTTGGATACCTCTTCCTTGGCCTGCCGATTGGATTCCACATCCCATTCTTCCAGTACCTGAAACTCTACCTGAAACTTCTTAATTTGCTTACTGATCCAAAGGCTCAATGTTTGCTATTTTTTCTTTTTCGGTATTAGTATCTTTATTCTCCTGCAAAGCATTCTTAATTGTTCCTTGGAACAGCTGTACAAATCCGGAACCGCCAGATTGTATGGGAAACCAATATAGTTTGTCTGAGTCTTGCATTTTATGAGCATAGTATTCTTGGCCATTCTCATATTTTATATCCGCAATGCCAAAATCTAACTTATTCATAAAATTAATAAGGTCAGTTTTGTTTTTCATTCTTCTTTTACCCTCCAATGACTGATCTCTCCGAATAATTCTTTCATGTGATCACTCTCTTGAAATGCATTCTCAAAGAAATATGAATGGCCAAATTCAAGTGGATTTCCATCCCGGGTATGTTTCACATCATAAACTCCATCTTGATCGGGAAACCTATCTTTAATGCTAATCCAAGGATTTTTCATAATTTATATTTATATGTTTACATCTACTAATTTAGATTCTTCATGAACCTCGATGGCAATCCTAAACATTTTACATATTCTGGATAATGATTCATATGTAAGGCCTGTAGTACCTCCGACTAAAGGACAAAAAATCGCCCATTTTGTCCAGTCCACTGTTGGATCCAAAAGAATTCCAGGCGTTCTTATCACTAAGATCGTACTGACTATAGTACATATCACCGAGACAATTAACATGAAATCATTGGTAAACGAGTCATGCTTTGTGCAAAATTCGCGGCAGTTATTTCTTTCTGAAATACTTGATGAGGACATAAATTAGTACCTTAATTAATGTGACTAACAATTTTTTATTTTAAATATAAAGATCATTTTCATTTTCCTTATTGGAATATTAATTAAAGATGATGACACAAAGATTGTTTTAATCCAAGTAAACTTTTTCGGTGAACGTCTGATAATCTTCTTTATGTTGTGATGACGATATACTTATCCCATTGAATTTACACGACTTATGAAAATACAAAACTATTCAAATTCAAAACGCCCTCACACACTACTGTGGAGGCACTGAATTTTTATATAGTTTCATTTCTTTTTGGATTACCATAAACATAATGATCTACCTGTATTGAACCATCTTTTGGTAGCTTTTCCAATTCTTCAGTTGCAACGTCTTTCATAACCTCATCAAAATCATCCAATATATTGGCATACCTTTTTTTTGCTAACCAATACCTATAATTTCGCTCTTTGCAATTGCACCAGTACTTACCTTCCCAATGTCCGGTTTCCTTAGATCCCTTCTTTTTAAACATGGACTTTTTACTTATCTGCTTCATAATAAGCATAGTTAATTAATATAACTCATGTTATCATCTTTTGTGAAATCGTTGGAGGTTTTTATGGATTGGCTACAAGTTATGACTATTGCTGGTGCAACTGTTGGTTCATTATGGTGGATGCATAAGCAAACTTTTAATGAGATGAAAGACTTTCATGGCAGGTTATGTACTTTGGAAGAAAGGTACATACAACTGATGCAAAGAGTTTTAGAAGGACAAAAAAAAGATAATGAGAAGAAGGAATAGAAGATGAGTCTTGTATTTTTGTTGATAGGATTTGTCGCTCTTTTACAATTGGTGATCTATTGGTGTGACAAAGATGATTCAGAAGAGAATTTTTTTTAATCGATGGAGGTTTTTATGGAAATGGGAACGATTTTAGGTTTAGTACTAGGAAATGCAGCTTTTATTATTCCTTTGTTTTTATGGAGTCGTGCTGAATCTAGAGCGGATTACAGACATCTTGAGGAATCAGTAAATGCTAATCTTATCGCTATTAGAGAAGAGATAAAAGATTTTCATGGACGCCTTTGTGCAATTGAAGAAAAGAGTCGTTGGGAATCAAGAAGAATAGTAACGGAAAGGGAGTAGGAAATGGGTTTATTTTATTTATTTTTAGTTTGTATGGCTGGTTTTTGGTGGCTGAATAGAGATGAAATTAGAGAAGAAGTTGAAAGAGATGAAGAGCCTTACTGATTTTCTTTTTCCAGTTCTTTCTCTAATTTCTTGGCATTTTCCCTAATCGCCACAACATCTTCTTTAAGCCCAGATTTTATTAGATCAAGATACAGTTTTCTAAGTGTTGGACTTTTTAAAGCTTTGGCAGCAATTTCTCCAGCTCCAACAACTCCAGTTCCCACTAATCCCGTTGAAGCCAATCCTGTAGCAGTCGGAATTGCTCCTGCAACGTGTCCTACTCCAAATAACGGCAATATAGAATGGGGACCGTACTTTTTAAGAATTTTTCCGATTTCTGTACGCGCTCTTTTGCTTTGCTCAATTGCGCCATGAACTTCATTAGCTTGTTTGTAGTAAGTCATCCACTCAGGATTCTGTTTCCCATATTCTTTTAATGATCCATCGACGGCTTTAGCTACCTGATCTAATCTAGCTTTAGCTGTCCTGATCCCAGGTTTATTTCCTTCAAGTTGCTTATAGATCGAACCTCTGGCAACATTGATCTTCTTCTTAATCTCCTTAAGCACATCAATTTCTGTTTGTGGACCATTCAAGAGTTTTTCGATCTTGGAGATTTCTTTGAGAGCAGGTTTATCAGCATCTGAAACCCCTCCCTTTTTGATTTTGTTCTTCAATTCAGTTACAGAATTTCTCAATCTAGAATTGTCCACTGATGCATTCGAAGGTAATGCAGATGATTCTTTTTGAAAGAGTTGATCTTTAAGATTAACGGCAGCTTTAGGATTTATCATTGAACCAGCAAGAATCGTGCCAAGTTTGGCTAAAGTCTGTTGATTCTTGCTTCCTCCCATATGCTCTGATAATTCAGAGGCTAGATTCCCACCTAATGCCAGTAATGCTGGCTTAATAACTTTCAGTTGGCTACCTGGTAAAGGAAGAGCCAGAGCAGCAAAATCAGAAACCAGATCATCAGATTTCCTTTCCCATTCATTTTTTGGCTCCAGTTTTTCTCCGAATATAAACTTTGTTACATTTTCCCTGATGTCTTCAGATTTAGGAAATAATTTGTAAGGTGCAGCTTTTTTTGTCAATTCCAGTGCTTTTTCAACAGGTTCTCTAATTCCTATTTTTTCAGCACCGGCTTTTAAAGCTTTTTCCGGCACTATGCTCTCGAGAAATTGTCCAATAGCCCTTGGTGCTCCTAAAACTGTTTCAGTTGCCCTTGCTGCTGACCGTCCGGCTGTGCGCAAACCTCTTTTTAAAAACCCTTCTTCAGGTTCTTCATTTTCAATAACTTGTTTTGGCCTGTAAGCAGCAAAGATATCTTCTTGCGCTTCTTCATTGAAATTGTTGTTTTTAGGCCTATATGCAGCAAATGGATCGTTAGACATTAAGGCAATCGAGCTCCTAAACTTAGCAATCTTTGTACATCTTCCTGAGGAACGTGCAAAGGATTCCCATTTGGATCTAATAAAAGAACCGTTCCTTCGGGAGGAGTTTGTTCTCTATTTTTCCGGCTTCCTTCTCCTGCAAGTTGATTCATTTCTTCATCAATTTCTGCAGCTCTGTTTCGAAGTTCTTCTATCTGAGAATCCGATATTTGTTGAGCTAAATCTTCAGCATCTTCGGGAGTGATTTTCCCCTGACCATAATGCTTATAAACTTTCTGGAGAGCATCATAATAAGCCTTATCTGCTTCTACTTGAACTCTCATCCTGTCGATTATAAGTTCTCTTCCTTCTTCTGAGTTAGCAAGAGTGGGAAGCCTTTTCATAAATTGCTGCAAATCGAAGTTAGTAACTCTAGAACCATAGCTATCTTTAGCTTGGGTAGTGAAATCATTAATGATTTTCACATATTCTTCTGCTTCTTTTGGTACGAGCTTCAGAGTTTGAGCTAGAGGCCGGATGTTGCCCCCTTTATCATAGAAGAACCTCGAGAAACCTTGAGGAATTTTAGGGCTTAATTTCTTAAGGTCTTCAAATGATTGACCTTGTTTCTCCAGAGATTTCTTTTTTGTAACGCTTTCACGAAATACAGGTTCATTGAATCCACGAAGTTCTTTCTGATAAGCAATCGTTTCCTTCGGTGTCCTACCTTCGGTATTGAGTTTATATTCAGGAAATTCTATTTTTTCTCTTATAGCTTTAGGTTTAGTCCCCATTTCTTCTTGAGCTTCACCGAATATCTGTTTTATATCTAATCCTCTAAGGTTTGCATCTATTCCAGCTCTGAGAAGTTCTGTTCGAGCTCCTGTAGGAGAAGCTTTCCAAACATCAGCGAATTTTTCTCCAAAGGCATCTTTGATGGTATCGTAATTTCCTGAATCAGCTTCAAATTCACTAGCTTTAGTTTTTTCTGCTTGCTGTCCAGATAATAGGGCTTCTCTAATCCTAGGATTCTTAACTTCCCCAGGAATGTTAAAACCTTCTCTAGCTAATGCTTCACTTTCCGCAAGTCTTCCTTTTTTTTCGCGATGTCTTTGCATGAGTTGTTCTAAAGCATCTGGGAGTGTCGATAATCCTTGTCCCAATTGAGAGAGAGCATCGTTAGGTTCTATAATTTGTACCATGTTAGCCTCCTAGAAGAGATAAAATGCCTGGCAAAGCATGCTTAAGAATGTCTCCAAACCCGGACTTCTTTTGCAAAAATGTTTCAAAAGGTTTTTGCCCGAGCAATGTATTAGAAAGTCCTAGCAGCCTGTCTAAAGCATTTTGTTGAATACCCATGCGTTGAGATCCAAGATTCTCAGAAAGTTCTCTAGCAGCACCTGATGTAGCATTTTGGAAGGCTGAAGAATCAAGAGCACCTAGACCCGAGAATCTAGATCCGAGTTGTCCCAGAGTTTTTTGAAAAGCTGAATATGCTGGCGCTTCTAACTGTCCGAAAGCTTCTTCATCTCCTCCAGCCAATCCTTGAAGACTTTGCAGCCCTTTGGACAATCCTTCACCCTGGGTACCTCCAAGTAATTGCGAAAACAATTGCATCTGTTGAGGTGTATAGTTCGGAACATTTCTTGTTTTGTATCCAGTAATATTCGCTCTGGGTGCACTTAAACCGGTGGGAGCAGACATTGTCATTTTTAATCCTTTAACCTAAAATATATTCTAATACTATCATAGCACTAAATCCTGTCCAATTTCCAGAATTAGTAACAACTTCTATATTATTAGTTGTTCTATTGACCCTTAGATATGGAGCATCATCTGTCCTTGTCATATTCCACGGGGTAAAAGCTACAGAAATAGTAGAAGACTCAACAGTGCCGTATATGTTTACAAATTGAGTGTTTGCGGTTATCACAAAGTTTACTGGAATTGTTGTTGTACCTGTATTGGGAAGAGCTGCCAAAGTATAAACTTGGCGATATGCTTGTCTTTTAACATTAAAATCGGGATTGCTCCCATTATTATAATATTTGTCTGCTATCGCTACCTGAAGTTTCTCATAAATTCCTGTAGTTTTGACATTTACTACATTAGCTGTATCAATATAGGACTTAGATAAGACTGGTTCTAATTCAACTGGATCAGTCGGAAACTTTCTAGTAGCAAGTAGATATGGTGATTGAAACTGACTTGTATTTGTACTCATAATCCCAACGCCGGTCCTGGATATAAATCCATAACGATGGCGTGTAAGATTATATCTTGTTGGTTTATATCTTCATTTCTCATTTGAAGATCACTGAGAGTAAATCCTAGCTGAACTGTGTCCCCGTTGATGCTTGTGTTTAATCTATGCCATATCTGTGCTTGCTGAGATTCCCATGGAGGTGTAGCGCTAGAATAGAGACTTGGTTCAGCACAGGTTAAAACAGTAGTAGTAAAGGGAATATATGGGCTAATTAAAGGATCATTTGATGGAGTATTCGCATTTTGACTTGAGAAGATGTTAACAGTGATTGCTCCTGTTGCAGTCGTATCTAGAAGAAATCTCGAAGTTCCTATCCTGGCCCCCCTTGCTGCATCCCAATACAAAGGAAATTGCTTAGTTTGAATAATCGGTCTGCTTAATCGTGCGAATACTCCGCCACCGAGATAAGTTCCCACAGCGGCTTCATTTATAGAAAAAGTGTTCTCAGTCAAAACCACGATTTGTTGGATGGTTCCATTAAGATTCGTACTGCCTATCATTCCTGAGATTTCAATAAAGTCTCCGGTATTCAGCCCATGACTTGGAGATGTTACGATGTTTCCGCTAATGGATTGGATGATTTCTGAAGGACCTTCAAATACTGAAAGTCCCTTCTGCATGATAAATCCATGCTGATTGCCTCCTACGATTACTGGAAAGAATGCTTCGTTGGCTCCAAAATCCCAAAAGTCTGTCCATTCTTCCCACGTAGGGTAATATTGGCCAATGTTCGACCAAGTTCTATTAGTGGTTCTTCGAAATGTTCCATAAGTTGTGTAATTTTCTTTGAAAATAGCCCAGTTATTTTCCCTGTAATTATAGAGAAGAGTTTGAGAAGGGAAAGTCTTATTCTGAACAATGCCAGGAGCATAAGTAAAGTAGACAAATTCTTTTTGGTAATCTCTTACAGCAGCCACTCTTTGGGGATTATTATTAGCAATTCCAAAGTCAAAAACTTGGTCAGGGATCTGTAGATCAATTCTTTGTACACTTGTCGATGTGCACATCGTGATGCCATAGCTTCCTACTGATAATACTCCAGTATCAAGTTTAACAGCTGAAAAAGTACTTAGAGATCCGAGTTCGGCGCTGACGGTTTGGAAGATGAATGGAAGAGTATCATCTGAAGTATAGATCAGTTTTAAAGGTTGGCTCTCAAATATTGTGATTAGAATGTCTTCATTTTCCATGACGACAATGAGTTGATCATCAATGGGAGCAGCAATAAAGCCACCTTTACCAGCGACATTTTGATACCAAGCTGTTACATCGGGAGTAGATGTAGCTATGTCGAAAGGTAGAGGATTAGTGTAGAAAGGCGTTCCGACTTGGCTATAGACTACTCTATTTGGAAAGAATTGAACTCCAGGAGAGGCTGCACTTGTTCTTAGATAAACAGCAAAGAAAAGTAAACGGTTTTTAAATGGCAGAACAAGTTTAGCTCCCACAAGATAAGTAGGATGAGGATTAGTAACGGGATCATAAGCACTTAAAGGAGGAGCAAAATTAACCCATCCAAGATTATTAGGAGGAGCGCTAAGATTAGGATCTCCATCGTACCAACGAATACCATCTTGATTAGGAAGAAAATTGGTCATCATTTGCACAATGCCTGTCAGTGTTACGGCAACATTTTTAGCTGAAGCAAAAGTAACTTGATATTGACCAAGAGCTGCATTAACAATCGCTGAGACCGTTCCGCTTACACCATTTACATCTGTAGATCCAGCCCATTCGTTGAACCAAAGAATATCCCCTACTTTTAACGTTTGAAAAGGTGCCCCACCAGGATCAGTAAAAGTAATATTCCAGGTAGCTGTTCCTGTACCAGCCGTATATGTAGCTAATAGATAATGAAATCCTGGTTCTCCATTAGTTGCCCAGAGACATCCAGTTGGATTATTGACATTTGAAATTGTGGTGG